TTGCCATGTGTGGTCCATAACTTCCTTTGCCTGGATCTGTGAATCCTCCACTGTGACCCTTACCTGATTTGTCTGGTCTCTCACTACGTATAGACCCTTGAGTGGGTCCACTTGGATCAAATGCTGCGCCATCACCACCAGTAGTTGTAGTGCCACCAGTTTTGTTATCTCCGCCGTGAATATTAGTACCATCATATGCTTGTTCAAAAAATTCTTGAACTCCCGGTTTCTTATAATTTTTAACAAAATTATCTATTCTATTTTGATATTCTTCTTCTTCTACTTTTTCGAACTCTTTAGCTTCACCTGTATAAAAATCTTGCATTTCTAAATTTAGCTTGTTCATTTCTGACCATGTTTTACCAAACTGATTTGTATTATTTAAACTTCCATATTTACCTTCCCAATTTGCTTTAGATTTTTCTATAGAGTTATTTAATTCTTCTGCTTTATTTTTAGCATAGTCAGCATAGTTACCAAACATTGATCTAGTATTAATCCCAAATGGATCAGTAGATAATCCTGTAGTGTTTGCACCAAATATTGTTGGACCTGTGTATCCCATTCTAGATGAAATAAAAGCTTGATCAGCTCTAGGAAGAGAACCATATCTATCAAGTTTGCCTAAAAGTGCTGCCATGATTCCAGGTCCTGACGATGCTCCTGAGTATCCTTCTTCTAAAATTTCTCTAGCTGATTGTGGTCTATTAAAACCAGGCAGGCCATAAACAAAGTCAGAAATTTTTCTACCTATTGTATTTTTTGCACCAGCTTGATAAACACCTGGAGAACCTTTAATTGTTACTGGACCAAATTCAGCAAAGCTACCGTCCATAATATCTTCTATCCCTGGTGCACCTATATTTTCCATGACTATATCAGCACCTGGTATACCTTTTTGTTCTAAAGGCCTATTTAATTCTTCTAATCTATTTTGTCTGTCTGTTATAGCTTGGTTAAAACCAGAAACTAAAGAACCAGTAGTGCCTGTGTAATAATTATTATTTTGATTACCACCAGTAAAAGCATTAGTTGCTGGTATTCCAAATGTATTTTCTATTTTTTGTACTTCAGTATTTGGTGCTGTAAAACCTAACCTATATTTTTCTTGAGGCAGATATTGATATTTTTTGTAAAGCTCTTGATCAGCTGCGTTATAAAATGCTACCATTATCTTCTACCATCCGGTTGTATATCTAATCTAAACGTACCAAGTTTCCAATTTTCTGTAGTACTAGTGTTAGAAATTTTTAAAGCAATAGATCTTGCTCTAACTCTTGTGTCTATTTTAGTTGTCGCTGAACTAGTTGTAAAGTTATTGGTTGTAGCAGAGTTGTTAGGAAAATCTCTAGTAATTAAACTAACCTGCGTGTTTCCTGTTTGAGCAATAAAGTCAGGAATAAACCTTCTTATTTTCATTATATACTCACCATCACCTCTAAGGTCTGGCATACCTACAACTTGTCCTGTATTACTTCTTCTTTGAGTGATATCAAAATCACCGGAAGTAATAGTAGCTATGATTGCAGTTACAACCCCACCGGCATTTACTTGATCGGTCCCTGTTTCATGTTCATAGTATATTGAAGAACCATCTGTGTTACCAACTACATCGAAAGAATCATCTTCACTTATTTTATAACATGTAGCGTGTGGTTTACCAAAAACTGCAGAGTCCTGCCAGGTTGTTCTAGGGAGAGAACCTGTAGTCCATATAGGTCTTTGATTAGTAGAATCTAAATAATTATAAGTCACAACTCTGTCAACAGCATCAGATCCTTCTTGCGGATAGAACCAGTTTATTTCACCAAACAAATTATTAATACCTGCATATACTAAATTTCTAGATACAGTATTAAGGTCATCGTAAACGTAGTCTTCTACTAAACAAGGCATAGATTTTAACTGACCATCGTATTTAAAAAAACCGTTCTCTGACATCCAATAAGAACTACCATCAACTTCAACGGCTGCATTCTTACCTAGTAGCCCACAGTTAGTTCCAACTTGTTGAAAAGAAAATGTAAATGGTTGACCTACGAATTGCATTAAAAACAAAGCCGTGTCGGTCCAAATATAAATTGCATCCCTACCTCTAATGGCTCCCATAATCATAGAACCGTCTGCAAGTCTTTGTGTTCCTGCTGTATTGTTAGCAGACACAGTATAAGAATCTGTTTGATCAATATTTTCTTGATCAGAGAATCTAATAAACATATCGTCTTGGGTAGCAGGATCACCAACTGTGGTCTCTGTCCCAAAGAATACTAAGTGACGATCCGGTGTAGATACTAAGACATGTCTAGATGCTGTAGGTGCATTTGCTATAACAGTTGCTCGTGTAGATGTTGCAGCAGGACCAGCAGCGTCCCATTCAAAACATTTACCATTATATATAAGTGCAATTAATTTTGTACCATAGTTGTCTAGAACCCAAAGGCCTGGCTCAATTGTAAAGTCAGCTGATGATGGATCACCCCAAGCGACAAAAGCAGATATGTTAGTTACGGTTGCTCCTCCTGAGTGAGTAGATTTTGTAGTTCCATTTACTCCTCTGGCACCACCGCTTAAAGTATTTGTTGTTGTATCGTTATTAGTAAAACTTATATCCTCTGTTCCAATTCGTATTTCTCCAGCATTTGGAAAGGCAGCCGAATTGGCAAGAACAATATCAGTGGTTGTTGTATTTGTTAGTGCAGTTGCAAGCGTTGTTGTAGCGGGTCCAATCGCAGTACCTCCCCACAATGCGGTACCCCAACCATAACCACCTAATTCTTGTGCTGGCCCCACATGTTCATAACATAAAGCTGTAGCAGAACCCGTGCTTGCTAAATTAGTACCAGCAGAATTTGCTGCTGCTGTAATTGTAATTTGATCACTATCTACTACGGAAGTCACCATGTATTTAATTCCTTCAAATGTAGCGTCAGTATACGCTGAGTTCCCTGATCCCGTAATCCCGGTCACTGACTCAAACTTAACAATGTCACCAGCTTGGAAACCATGAGCACTTGGAAAATTTACTGTAATAATTTTTGAACCAGAAGTACTGGTAAAACTCACTCCTGTTATAGTCGCACGTATAGGATGAATATCATAAAAAATTCCTCCGGAATAAACGTATAAAATTCTGTTAGTACCAACAGCCGCATATTTGATACCTGAGTTATCGTCCCAATGATGCAAGGCTCTAGCGGCTCCAGTAAGTTTGTCGGCTCCTAATTGAGTCCAACCACCTATTTTTTCTGGTGTACCATATCTAAAACGCACATTGTCACCATCAAACCATTGCCCTTCAGCGCCGGTTTCTGTGACTTGTTTATTAAATCCTGGAGCAAAACCTAATTTTTGTAGCATATTAATCCCTAGTTTATTAGGGTTTATACTAGATTTAAAGATTTTTCAAGAACCTATCCAAACTCTACCCATCCAGTAAGGATGTATTTTTCATTAGATATTGGAGGATTACCTCTATGTGTATATTCAAAGCTAGCTGGAAATATAGCTAGTCTACCCACTTTAGCTTCTATTCTTCTACTTAAATATAGAAACTCTGTCTCACCGCCTTCTTCAACATCATTTAAATAAAGAGTAAATGCAAACAATCTTTTATCCCATTTCTTACTTCCATCTTCACAATGCCAGCTATGATAACCTTGACCCGGTAATGTTTTTTGAATTTTTAAATACTTAATTGTATGATAATCATGGCTTTTTAATATAGTAAAATCTTTTAAATAATCTTGATGTGGACCTGCAAAATAAGATTTTATGAATGTGCTTGATATAGTAGTTCCTTCAGGAATTTCATGATCTCCATGTTCATAAATAGCTTCGTGTAAAGCAACTTGTTCATCTTCTGCTATACTTTCTTTTATAGTTGGATCAAAATTTCTTCTTTTACCAGTATAACCTCCTTTTTGTAAATTTTTGTATATTTGAACAAACATCTTACAATCTTTTTCTGACATCCAACCGTCATAAATTTTAATAGTTTTATCTAAAGGTTTCATTTTCATTTCTTTTTTCCTATTTTTATTTTAGCTACATTGCCCCCATCATATATGTACGTTCGTAAAAAATCAAAATACTTAGGCCAATCTTTTATAATTTTTTCTTTTGTTTTAATTATATTAAAAGTATTTTTCTTACCAAGTTTTATTCCATCATTTCTAAACGTAGTGTCTTTACAAGCAAGAGCATGTTTAAGACTCATTTCATCTGTAGGAAACCAATGCATACCGTGTGCTATGCAATCTATTCCTTGATACGATGGGTCATACCAATATCTTTCAAACCTTTTCCAAACAGTGTCTCTAAAACCATTTACTCCGCTTGGTTTTAAATCTATTAAATCTGTGCAATACTCTCTATTTTTTACATCTCTCCAATATTTAGTGTCGTCTCTTTGAGTCATAGCATAATGCATGGCTACAAACTCAGCAAAATTTCTAAACATTAATTTACATTTCCAATTAAATGCATCTTTATCAAATCTAGATGGAGAATGTCTTTGAAGTATTCTAACTAACTGCATTAAAAATTCATGCACAGTAAACAAACCGTTACTTTCTAAAGGTTCAATAAAGCCAGCAGCTAAACCAATTGCACAAACATTTTTAGAGTATATTCTTTTGTGTACTCCAACTCTCATTTTAATAGTTCTAAACTCTACATTGTCGATTGGGTGGTTACCTTTTTTAAGATATTCTTTAAAATCTATTTTAGCTTGTTCATCAGATATGTACTTATCTGAATACACATAACCCATACCCATTCGTGTCCACAATGGTATTTCCCAAATCCAACCATTGTCGTATGCAATACAATTTGTATATGGCACTGTTTGTTTTTTTTGATTTATAAACGGCACTCGTGCTGCAACAGCAGAGTTGTTTGGTAGTATATCTTCGTAACTTTCAAAAGGTTCTTTTAAGGCTTTGTCTAATAATAATGATTTAAACCCAGTGCAATCTATAAATAAATCAGCAGATATAGTTTGATGTTTATTTATCATTAATTCTCTAATACCGTTTTCATCTGTCATAGTATCAGTAACGTCACCTACAATATATTTAACTCCTTTGTTTAAAGCCCAGTTAGATTTTAAATATTGTCCAAATTTTACTGCATCAAAATGATATGCAACGTCTTGTTTAAAATTAAACATAGGTAATTTTTCTAATGGGTTTTCACATAACTTACCGCTGTTTACTAACAACATGTTTGTATAATACCATTCTGCATAGGTGTGAACAGGTTCAGTGTTACCTTCCATAATTCTATAGTCTATCCAGTCATTGGTATCGTTTTGTGTTCCTCTAGTATCTGGTTCTCCAAAAGGATAATGAAAATGACCACCA